CTACATATTGACCATTACGTAATTTATATAGGCTAGCTAGCTGTTTTACACCAATATAATGAATATCACCATCTGTCTTAGATTTGACTTTGCCTGGTATAAGACAGAACCTCCTATCAGTATGCATTTACACTTCACCCCAATTCATTCCAACTTTAGTGTCTACTGCGAATTTGACATAGTCTCCAACTAATTCACGTCCAGCTTTAAGCATTTCTTCTTCCATTAAAGCTCGAATGTCTGGCACACTGCTTTCATCAGTTTCCACAAGTATAGAGTCGTGGACAATGTTACGCACCCATGCATATCCTTTAGTAGCTCTCCTAATTCGAACCATAGCACTAAGACACACATCACTTGAAGTGGAGGAAGGAAGAAAGGCGAGGGCTTCACGCATTGTCTTATCGTAATTTTCATTAGTGAGCAAATAGAATCGTCTGTGTCTTCCGAAAGGAGAAACCAAATCTCTTCCACTAGCTACCTCCTGTTTAATCCACGATTGCCATTCAATAATTCTTGGAATTAACTCGAAGAATTTTTCTTTTAATTCTCTAGCTTCTGCAATTGTAATTCCAAGATCAGGGGCTAATCCATACTCAGTTCGGCCATATGCAAGCCCATACACATAAGGCTTAACCTTAACTGCTCGTAATTGCTTAAATTCTTCGGGGTCGGTAGTAGCTTTAGGAATATCTGGAAAAAGTGCCGCCGAGATTTCATCGAAAATATCCCTATCCGTATCGTTGAATATATCTGTAAAATATCTATCCCCAGACAGCCAACTTAAGATTCGAAGCTCAGCTTGGCCATAATCGGCTTGTATGAATCTGTTAGTATCTTTTGCAACCTTAAATAATCTTCGAATGGAAGACTTTCTAGGAATGTTTTGGAGATTCGGATTTCTGCAACTAAGCCGCCCGCTCGTAGTGCCATGAAGGAGGAAATTAGGGTACACTCTACCTCTATAGATAAGCTTTTCGATTCCCTTGACATAGGTTCCATAGTCTTTAGTCAATCCTCTATGCTCTAGTAATTTACTAGCGAATGCCCCAAGTGGATGATCTAAGCCTTTCTTTTCAATTATAAACTCGCAGGTTTCTACGTCAGTAGACCCCACAGAAGCTCCAAGGTCTTTAAAAGCTTTTTTTAATTGTACTGGTGACCGTGGATTGACACCACCATTTTTATCGTAATTACAACCGTCTTTAAGTCTAAGGTTCAGCTCAATCTCAAGCATGCCTAATCTGTCTTCGAAATCCTCTGCAAGTTGGGGGAGATATTCACGATCAACTGTGATTCCCCCAAGCTCCACAAATACAAGCTCATTAGATGCTGCGACCATAAAGTCATGGGTCTTTCGCAGTCCTTGCTCATCAAGTCTTCTAGAATACTCTTCCCAAACATCCCATTCAACTCCACAATCATAAGCGTTATACTTGTATAAGACATCTCTAGGCACTGCTCCATATCCATATTTCCTTGGATTCCAAGGGTCTAGAGCATGTTTCCAATCAGGAGTTCCGAAATGTTCTACTCCAATATATTCCAAGCTATGTGGCTTATGTATCCCTGAATACTCATTCATACAGTAACTTGCAATCAGGGTATCCCCAAATTGCTCTAAAGGTCCAATCTTAGAATACAAGCCTTTAAGGTCGTGCTTTCCCATGTGGGCTACAAGTTTATTCTTTCTAAATAACTTACCTAAACGTTCTAGTACAGCCTTCTCTCTACACATCTCTTCGCTAAGAACTATAACCTTGCCTTTTGCATAAGCAAATCCTACACACAATAAAGTGTAACGGTTAGGATGCTCAAATCAAGTATCTTTATCCTCGAAAGTATCATTCTCAATATCAATTACTAAGACTTCTGGATTAGTAGCTTGTACTGCATCCATTGTTGCAATAGAATCTTCTACTGTCCTACAGACCTTAAACTGTGGTGGGGTCCAGACTCTTGCTGTTCCATTGAGTTTTGCGAAGTCTGAAACGATATAAGGGAGGAAAGTGCCTTGTCTAAGAGCCGCAGCAGGATGGAAGGTCGGTATAACCGAAACTCTACCGTAACCCAAATCAATTTCTTTTGGTGGGCCAATCCGTGCCTTGGTGATACCAGTTTTACCAAGAATGGATTCCGTTGCCGAGTTCCCGGTAGCAATGGCTTTTGATATACTATTTTCTTGAAGTTCATTGATGAGTCTAGGCTTACATGCTGCAATAGCTTCTTTTGGAGGCGTATCGTTATTCTCTGGACGACAGGAACACGCATTAGTGAGTAAGGTTTCATTTCTTTCAATTCCATTCGCTTTGAGTACAACATTGAGAAGTTTGCCAGACTCACCCGTAAAAGGCACACCTGATCTATGTTCGTACGCTCCTGGTGCTTCCCCTACTACAGCTATTCCATTTGAATTCTCTGGAATATATGAAGGTACATAAGTATGCTCTCGATATAGAGGACATCTCTCACACTCAGCTAGAGGATGATATCTGCTCATGCTTCTCCATAATTTCAATAGCTACATCTGCCATATGCATCCAATGTTCCTTGAAAATGTCTCTAAGTTCTGGCCATTCTCTAATTTCCTCACTACCGTAATGAGCTTTTCTTATTTTCATTGCTATTTCTTCTCTAAGTTCCATTATTCTCTTGCCCACTTTCCGCCATGTAATATTTTCCCATCTAATACAGGTGGTTCAACTCCTGGCTCAACTAAAGACAAATCGTTTCCAGAAACAACTACACCAATTCCCATACGTTTAGAATCTTCAAATACAGTAATTACTTGATAATCTTTATCTAATCCAAGAAGGTACTTGATATCATATTCATTGAGGAAAATGATGCCTCTTCGCCTTGAAAGTTCAGGCATGTTAGTCTCCTTCCTGTGGGGTTCTATACACTTTGAGGGCCTTAGGTTTAAATAAAGTGTTAGCTGTACGGCTCTTGCGCCGGCGCGCTCGGTTGAATGGGCTAGTCATTTGAACGTGCTTGAGTGGATCGAATGCGGGTCGTGGTGGTGGAATCCTTAATGCTTTGATATCTTTCCAGTTCATTTAAATCCCTCTAAATATACAATAGCAAAACAATAAAATAATTGCAAGCAATACAAGCAATATCATTTCCATGTATCCTTAGCAAGTCCTACTAGGAAAATAAAAGTTAGAGCGTAAACTACTCCTTGAATCCACACAGTTAAAAACAAAATCCAACTCATTATTAATCATTCCCCTTAAAAGAGTCTAACCCAATAGAAACTTCACCATCTTCGACTTCAATACTTTCGGCTAATGCAGTTTGTAATAACCTTAGCTTGATATATTGTAATTTACATTGATTAGCAATTTCTACTAGTAAATTACACATCGAGTTTACTACATCTTCTTCTAGAAAATCAAAAGATGGCATAGTTTCTGAGAATTTATCAAAAGCTAATTCTTCAAAGCTAATTTCATAGGCTCTAAACCTTGCTAAAACTCTGCGTGCATCATCTTCATCTGCCATTATTTTCTCCCTGTAACGTGTATATTATACCTTAAAATCTAATTTACTAGCAGATCTAAATTCTTGCTCTTGTTTAGCCAAGAATTGATCATAAGCAGCTTTAATATCAATCTTAGATATTGCAGAGACAGTAAGTAGATGAAATAGTAATTCTGCTAATATCATACCTAATTCATATACTGTAGAAGAACTTTCAGCATTCAATTCTTGTTTATCAATCTTTATTAATAGAATAAGTAAATCTATTGATTTGTTCTCTATATCGTTAACAACCAATAATCTATTACGCTCTCCCATCCATCTAATTCTATGCTGTACTGCTTGTAGAGATAAAATACCTAACTCTGATGGTTGATTATTCATTTTCACCTCCTAGTAATTGCGAAATGTGCAAATGTCCAGCTTGCCCCATGATGCCGGAATCCCTGAGCTTGGCGCTCGTGGACTAACGGACCTTGGTTGGTATGGCAGTGCCAGCCAGATTTGGGGCTCTCCGCCTAACACTTTGAATAAATTCATGGTAAGTTGCATGTTCAAAACCTCACAGGCCAGTAGGGAATACAATTTGACCCCTACCACGTATTGCTCTAGTAATCAACCCTCGCTGTTCTAATGTTTCTAGAATTTGGCTAGCGCGCCTAGAATCGAGTCGAAAATTCTGCATAATAGTAGCGCGTGGAGTTCCGTCTTTATCCTTTCTAACTCTAGACATAATTCTTTCTAAAAGGTACTCATCTGCTCCCTTTCCTACATTATTAATAATGATTCTAGAATGGCCAATCCAATCCTGACCGTACCCCATTGCTCGTAGCAAATCTGACAATTCAACTTTGACTACATTTCCAGATTCAAATTGCCGAGAACATGCAATAAGTATAGCAGTTTTAAGAATTGACTTGCACAAACGGTCATAGACAGGAGTTATGATTTGAGATAAATAAGATTCTACACCTTCATTAATCATAAAATTTTCTAGCTGATTATATCTAATCCAAGTCTCTTGTGTCATCTCACATTCAAAGACTGCTTTCTGAGTAATGTGATTATTTAGCTTTGGTATAAAAATCTCTTCTGTTGTATTATACCAATCACTTATCTTTTGAAGTTCAGTTACAATCTTATCTCGCTCACCTGAACTAGTTGCAGTCGGAGGGCCAATAGGCTTTATCTTATTAACATCACTCTCGGCTGTAATGAAAATAAATCGAGGTATAAATCCAGAGCTAACCTGTTCTGTTGTTAATAAAGAAGTAACTGCATCCTTGATACCACCAGCAAATACAATAAGCCTTGGCTGTCGTACTTCTACAGTTACATTTCTAAGCACGCGGCGTTGCATCTTACCATCATAAAGCTTAGTAAGCAGCTCAGCCATACCCGACATATAATCTTTCTTTCTCATCTGTTCCAGCAGGCCCGAAAATTCGTCCCTCAGAAATATAGAAGGTTGGCCTGGCCGCGTTCCTAAGGTAGTTAGCAAACCTTCGATCGACCCATCTGTAGCCATGAGAATGTCGTCGTCTATTTCCGTAATTACATCCATCGCGAGATCCATTGCAGTTGTCTTTCTGGTTAAAGTTGTGTCTGCAAGAATCATAAACCAAATGTTTGGGACAATGGTGCCATAACTCGTAGGTAGTTTTACTGACCCACACAATATAGAAGAGAGGGCTACTATCGCCCCCGCTTGATGATATTGGCTTGGAGCATCTGTTTGCTTTTCTGCCCAACTTATATATCTTTCCACAAACGTAGGCTCTAATGTCTCTAACCACTTCTTTTCCTCATCAGTAAGAATTACAATTTCTTTGTCGCCGAAGTTTTGATAGATTTTAGTGTTTAGCTCATATCTATGTTCAGCACGACAAACATCTTTCCAAAGCTGGATTGACGGACGACCATCTCTAGCGTACTTATTGCATGCGGCTTCCAGAGCTATAGCATAAACTTCTTCTCTATTAAATCCGCCTTCAAATAGAAGAATTAACATCTTCCATAAAACTTCTGACCAGCTACTTTCTGTGGGGTTTTGAGAGAATAACCCGAAGATAAGCGGATTTAAAGTCATACGCCGCGATTGTAAAACTGCGTTTGCGTCGTACTCTACATTAATTTCTGGGAATGGAATCTCTACTTTATAGTAATTGCCAGTCTCAGGATATTGTTCTTCAAAATCTTCATACTTGTACTTATTCTTCTTGGCAGCAATTACTTTAACAACTGGAGTTTTGTCATATTTATAGTTATAGGTAATTGGGACTCTCAGTAGTTGAGTTAAATCCCAACCGGTTTTGTCCGCACCTT